TCCGGCAATAAGCTCACTCGAACTAGCAGAAGCTTGAATCCTAACAGCTTTTGGAAATTCTGCACCACATTCAGGATTCTGACAAAATCGGCAGGAGGCGTGGGAATAGCAGTTACAGACCTCGCATAGCCGAACGGGGGCAATGCCTTTCGGCCCCTTTCCTTTTTTCCTGGGCATGACAGGGTCGTTAATTGGACCTAGGCGTTTCGTGTTGCCAGCAAAGTCGAGTACAAGACAGTTATCTTTGCCGTCCGCAGGTCGAGTACCACGCCCTAGCATCTGTACCCACAGTCCCGGTGACGCCGTTGGTCTTAACATCACAATACAATCGATATCAGGATAATCAAAACCATGTGTGAGGATATTATTATTCACCATAACTTGAATACGCCCAGCTTTAAAATCACGTAGGCGCTGGTCTCTTTCCGCAGTGTCTAGCTTAGAGTGAACTACAGTCGCCTTCATTCCGAAAGTATCTGTAAGGTGGGCTGTTATGTGCTCAGCATGTTCTATACCGCTAGCGAAAACGAGCCAATGTTTGCGTTCGGAAGCGATTGTAACAGCTTCTGAAAGAGCCGCTATAGTAGTTGTATCCTGATCAACATGTTCTTGTAAATCTTTTTGAATATAATCACCACCCGATAAGCGAACTCCAGTCACATCTAACTGCTCTTTTGTATGCTTCGGTATTAATGGACAGATCCAACCTTCAGCGATCAGCCAATTGAAAGCATCCCGTTCGGTTAAGTCAAAACAGATATCATCAAATAACCCTTCGTCATCAGTTAGCATACCTTGCCCAAGTCTAAAGGCTGTAGCCGTAAAGCCGATAACCTTGAGGTGTGGATTGACCTCCCTAAGTGCGGCTATAAACTTGCGGTACATTGTAGTACCTTTGGTACTCACCAGATGAGCTTCGTCAACTAGGATGAGGTCTATATGGCCGAACATTTCTGGCTTGCGATAAACGGATTGGATACCAGCATAGGTGACAGGTTCTCTATGTTCCCGACGACCAATTCCAGCACTATAGACTCCTGCTGGCGCCGTGGGCCATATGTTTAATAGAGCCTTAAGATTTTGTTCAATTAACTCTTTCACATGGGTGAGCATCATTACTCGTGTTCCTGGATAAGACTCTATCGCACGTTTAATGAACTCAGCTATGATGAAAGACTTGCCCGTACCAGTGGGTAAGGCGGCTATAGGGTTGCCGCTTTTTTGTCCAAAATAATCATTGATATGGTTAAGGCAGGCTTCTTGATAGTCGCGAGCAACCATAGCTCCATTTAAAATCGGCGCTTCAGAAATATGCCACCATCCGCATTTGTTATCAAAATATGGCCGCGTATGCGGCGAAGCTGTGATAGCCTTATGTTGATCGGTATAGGCTACCTTACCGCAATGTGTGCATCGATAACGACCGTCTTTAAATTCGAGGAGTACTGCCATTATCTAATGAAATAATTCTAATTGAATTGAATCAAGCGCCGGTTCTACTTCTTCTATTGACCGGATAAAGAGTATAAGAGTAATTATTAGTACTACCCCCATGATTACAAATGCGGCTAATGCCACGAAAAAGATATCAGGCGTCATTTAATCCTCCAGGATCTCAGAGTGTTCTAAACATCCACGAAGTTGATCTTGGTGTTCAAGGTTACAATGAAACTTTTTACAAGACCATTTACCATCCGCCACTGGTTCAGAATAGATACACGTACGACAGTTCATTTCTTTTTTAGCGTGATGATGGCAGACATCTTTATAATCACACCACTGACAAATGTACCATCCAGGACTCGCATTTGGTATGCGCGGCGGTATAACTTCTGTATAAATAATCTTACCAGCTCTTTCTATATACTTTAGAGCTTCGTGCCTATCATATTCTATTATCTGAATATCCATTTCATCGTCGTTCTTGTTGACAGCAAAATATAAAGCCGCAGGTAGCTCTGTGTAGTGCATGTATATTTGGGCTTGAATATAATGCTCATATTTTGATTTCTTTACACCATCTTTTTTAACTTTTTTGAAGCTCTTGTCGTTATGCGTCTTGTATTCACCGAGAATTTCCATCATTGGAAACTCAGGTGTATCGACAAGGATACTATCTAGTGAGCCACCAAAATGTCCGTCCCAATCTACTATACGAAACTGATCACCTGTATCCGGATCTACATCTTTTACATGAATACCGGACTTACGCATAAAATCAATAAGGCGTATCTCTTCTTCGTGGCCTCGTTGGAATAGGCGAAGTATACGACCTTTGAAAGAAGAACGACGTGCCCATCGAAACGTATACCACAGTTGACGGGCGCAAGGACGGCCAATAATAGACGCACCAAGATGCCGGCGAAAGCCTTTACCCTGCTTACTTTCTAGAAACTCGTTAATGCGGCTTAGTGTGGTCATAAGGAGAGGCCGGGCATCGAACCCGGACCGGGATGAAGGTTACCAGCCTTGAACCACCCGGCTCCTCCCGCAATTCGCTTCAAGGTTGCGGGCACTCTCTTTTTTGAAAAGATTAACTTGTTACCCAAGGCGGTGCGCCTGGTGTAGCCGGAGCGGCTGGCGCCGCCGGTACTGGAGGAACAGGTGCCTGCGGAATAGCCGGTGCAGCTGGAGCCACAGGTGCAGGTGCGGCTGGTTCCCCTGACCAAGGCGGCGTAAATTCTGCCGCACCTGAGTGGGGAGGCTGACTAGGGGTTTTTGGGGCAGCACCATGTTTTGGCTCAAGTTTGATGTCTTGCCCGTTTTTTGACTCTTTCTCCCCGATCTTGGCGTAGCCCTTTACGTCGTTACCGGCATCATAGCCGCCTTCGGGGGCCTTCTCGATAACCCTTGCCATTAAAGGATGACCGTGCAGTACCGATGTATCCGGTACTTGAAATACATTAACAGCGTGACAGATAGAAGACATGGTGGAATTGGCGATCTCTACAGCCACCGTGTTGAGGTTACCGAGGTTCAAGCGGTCCCAAAATAGACGACCAACATAAGGACCGTCGAGAACCTTTAAAGTGAGTTCCACTAACCATTCACCTGTGCCGGCAACGCCTCCATCTCCTCTGCCTTTTTTGGTGAGCTTTACTTCACTCTCCGTAATGATACTGTTGTACCAATCTGACGGTAGAGGCGGCGGTGGGCCGGTACGGGGTTCGTGCTGAGTAGCATCGAATGCTGATGGTAGTTGTGCCATGAGAGATTAAACTCCTTGGGGTTGAAGTGCTGCGTTACGGGCTAGAATCTTATCGATAACTTTACCGAGGTGAGGCTCCTCTAATGCGTCCAGAGCTCCCGAACGGTCCTTCGCTTCAAACTGTAAATCTAACTGAGTTCGAAGGTAACGGTATTGTGCGCCTGTTTCTGGCACTACGCCAATCTCCATGCTAAAGAGTTCGTCGAAAAAGTAAGGCATATCCTTAGTTAGGGCCTGCCCCGGCATGGAAGGTCCATACCTGCTCACGCCTGTTACATCATCTTTGTTATTGCTCTGTTTGGCGCTGAAGTAAACATGCTTGCCCGGTAGGTCGCGGAATTTACGAATGAGGTCTCTCATTTGACTACCCATTTCGCCGTAAGCTGCACGACCATCTTTGCGAACGGCCATCTCCCCGCGCAGGCACTGTTCCGCAATCTCGGAGATACTGTCTAAGGCTACACTCTGAAAATGTTTAGCATGTTCACTAAAAGCAATAAAGTTGTAAGCTTCGTCCATCTCTGAGTAATTAGAAATAGTAATCTGAGGTATTTCCACATCCCCTAATGAAAGCACACCAGATTCGGCGCTGAGGAGGAGGGTTGGTCCAGTTGAAAGCCATTCGTGAAGAGTTCTAACGAGAGTGGTTTTGCCTACCCCACCTCTTCCATGAGCGCACATCTTAACACCATGGAGTCGCGCAGCCTCCGCAGTTGTGGTGAAAGTTAGAGCCATTAGGGTGCCACCTCAGCTTTGTCTGGTTTGGCCTCGATAATGGAGAGGGTAGGTAATCCTGGCTTGATGGTAAGGATTGTATCTACAACGTGACGTACATCAAGCTCTAACTCACGATAGGCTGTTGTTTTCAGTTCGTGCTTGGTTCTAAAAAGCGCCTTACGTAATGCAGGGGGGATTTTTAGGTCGTCGAATTCGGCTTCACGTATCGTACGACGAATATTATAGACACCTTTTAGCTTGCGGCCATCAGGCAGCTCCATTGTGTTGGTGCCTTCGACGGGTGCTTGGAAGGCCCCTTCAAATAGGCCCTCCCTTAGAGCACGTTCTTCACCCTGTAACTTTGTAATAGCGGCTTTTAGTTCTTGCCACCTTGCGAGTGTTTCGAAGTAGGCTTGAGAGTCAGCCATGGTAGTCGTCTCCTTCGTCTCTTAGTTCAAGATTACGGAACATTTCGGGTACATCGTCGAGATCCTCTCTAAATTGGTACTCTTGTTTACGCATATAATCTTTGTCGACTTCAAGTAAGCTGTCTTCCGTAGTACTTAGTAATAGTTCTACAGCACAAAAAAGGTCGAGAGTATCTACTTCATTAATCAAAGTACGTAAAGTATAGAGAGCTTCGAACTGTTCAATTTGAGTGTTATTACCGCGGTAGACTTTTAGTAACTGATCCGTAATAGTCATAGAGGGTAATAGGCGGCTATATGATCTTCCAATTGAGCGAGAACCTTAGCGCGGTTGCCTTTAAATCCGAACTCACGTTTGGCTATCGAGTAGCATGTGGGGCTTCGCGACAGCGACATACCTTTGATCTCTAGTTTAAGCCCTTGACGCATTACGTGTAGGCGGTAGAGTGGTATGTGTTCACCAGTTACCGTTGTTCCTCCTTCGTGGACCTCGATCATAGGGCCGCTCCTTTAAAGGTAGTAAGGATAAGGGGCATCGTGTTGTTTAAGCCTCAGCGGCCAACTGGGCTCGGGCACCGATTATTTAAGTGTATGAGCACCTACATCTACTCACCCCCCTACTTGGTTACCTTTATAATACAAAAGATGGGACCGGATTGTCAACCCCTCATCGGAGGAATACTTTAGGGTTGTGATATTTTACGGTCCACCTTATATTACCCCAGTACACCTAACCCCCAAGAGGAGGGGAAGAACATGCAAGAGTCCTTCATGGAAGTCACTAGACGTCTTCTGCGCGACTCGGAAAAGAGTATTGCCGATATACACGCAGAACTTCATAATACTGGCTCTGAAATCACATTTTACTGGCTGCGTAAGTTCAGTAGTGGGGATATTAAAGATCCCTCGGTAAATCGTGTCGAAGAGCTGTATACGTTTTTAACTGGGGAGCCTGTTCTTACTGGAACGAGCTAAATGGCACTACCTAACGCATTGCGCGAAAAGGAGCAGTGGTTAGTCAGTAACGATAGCAAAGCACCAAGATCAGTCAAGACTGGACAGTACGCGGATGTTCGTGACCCTACACTTTACGTCACCTACGATGTCGCTCTCTCCTACGCTCAGAAGCACGGACTAGACATTGGGTTTGCTCTCACACCTGACGATCCATTCACTGTTATTGATTTAGATGCCCCAACTACAAAGGAACAACAGGTACGGCATGCCCGAATATTAGAGAACTTCGATACATATGCTGAATTATCACGAAGTGGTAAAGGTGTCCACATCTGGTGCCGTGGATCGGTACCCCGTGGGGTACGTCGTGATAGGGTAGAGGTATACTCCGAAGCTAGATATATGATTTGCACAGGTAATGTGATAACTAGTCACGTGAAACCTGTACAAGAGTGTCAAGAGCTTTTAACAATCCTCTTTAATGAAGTAGCCAGGGCTGAACTAACCTTAGCTGACCTCATTGAAGAGGATTCTTTATTATCGGATAAAGATATAGTGCTGATGGGATCAACTGCTGTCAATGGTGATAAATTTGATCAGCTATGCAAAGGTGAATGGCAAGGCGACTACGCCAGTCAAAGTGAAGCTGACTTTGCATTAATGAATATGTTCTGTTTTTACAGTAAGAGTAATGAGCAGTGTCGTAGGTTGTTTCGCTACAGCCAACTCGGCCGGCGTAATAAGGCTCAACGCGATAAGTATCTGGACTATATGATAGGTAAGTTTCGCGCCGAAGAGCTACCAAACGTTGACTTTTCTGCGATTAAGCCTAAGATAGAGTCAAATACTCCGCTTTCAGTTCTAAACACGCCCGCCCAAGTACCTAAGCCTATTGGAAACAGCCCTTCCAGCAGTACCCCAAGTCGCCGAATTTCGTATCCTCCAGGCTTTATTGGGGAGATAGCGCAGTATATCGTAGATTCCAGTATACGTCCGGTGAAGGAAGTAGGTATTGCCGCAGCTTTAGGAATGTGTGCCGGAATATTAGGTAGGCAGTACAATATCAGTGGTACCGGGCTCAACCAATACCTGATTCTACTTGCCCGCACAGGTATAGGCAAGGAAGGTGGGGCATCCGGTATCGAACGGGTGTTACATGCTACTCGTCAAACAATACCTGCTCTTGATACCTTTGTTGGCCCCGGTACCTTTGCGTCTGGTCAGGCTATTATTCGCTCGCTGGACGAACATCCTAGTTTCTTCTCCATACTAGGTGAGTTTGGTCTAACTTTGCAGATGTTATCAGATCCACGTGCGCAAGGACATACCATTGTCTACCGCAAGGTCTTGATGGATCTGTATACCAAAAGCGGGCAAGGCTCTATCCTACATGGTAGTGCCTATTCAGATCAACAAAAGAATACAAAGACAGTCGCTTCGCCGGCGTTTACAATCTTTGGTGAGTCGACACCAGACAACTTCTACGCGGGCCTCAGTCAGCACCAAATCGCCGACGGATTAATTCCGCGCTTTCTAATTATAGAGTATAATGGAAATCGCCCCGACCGGAATCCTGACGCGTTTGCTCCACCGTCTGAAAATCTAATTAATAGGTTTTCTGGGTTAGTCGAAACATCGTTACGGATGCAAGCTAATAACGTGGTTCAAAACATTACGCTCGACGAAGAAGCTTCCGCCCTACTGCACAAGTTTGATGAACAGTGCGATACCCACATCAGAGCGGGTGGGGACGAAGCGACAAGGCAGTTATGGAATCGCGCGCATCTAAAGGCCGCTCGTATAGCGGGACTATTAGCTGCCGCCTCCCAACCGCATACTCCTGTGGTCAATAAAGAGGAAGCAGCTTGGGCGGTGGAGATAGTAGAACGTGACGCAAGGCAGATGTCTGCCCGCTTTGATGAAGGCGATATAGGCCACGGTGCTAGTAAGCAAGTAGTTGACATGAAACGTGTACTCAATGAATTTAAAACTAGGCCATTATCTATTCTGCTCAATTATGGGGTAACCGATGATATGAAGAACAAGGGTGCGGTGCCCTTTGTTTATATCTCGAGGCGTGTAGCTAACCTTGCCGCCTTTAGAAATGACCGCAGAGGTGGACGCAATGCCGTTCGCGAAACCATCCAAGAACTTATAGACTCCTCCATATTGGCAGAGATTCCAAGAACGCAGGCTCAAAACGCTTTTAATAGCAGTGGAAAGATGTACGCTATCATAGGGGATGTAGGATGAACAGAGGAAAGCCATGCACCGCCTGGAAAGTGCGCCCTTTAATAGGGAAAGCTGATCTCGTTAATGACCACAAAGGAAGGCTTGGAGATTTTGAGGTTATTGATATTCACTTTGCTGGAACGTCAATTTTTACTCGTTGGAATAAGCATGGCAAGGTGACAGGTGATTGGCCCACTATAGAAAGACTCTGCGGTTTTGTTTGTATGCTTGACTATCCGGATCCAACTAAAGTGAGTAATGTAGTGAGGTATGAAACAACTCGTGGTGCTGTCTATAGACTATACGTTAAAGCGGAGGTAGCATGACCTACTATGATGAACTGTTTAGCCTCAGAATGCTAAAGTTTAGCGACCAAGAACTACAGCAGTGCAGAGCTAACTTGCAGCAAACTTGCGCTATATCCTTGGGTCACTTGAAGGGTGACATGAATATCTTAAGGAGAGAGATGTGCGTCGTGGAACTTAAGAAGCGTGGCTTGGAAGTCGACGAATCGGTTGAGGGTGTTTTTAACGGCGATGGCTCATGGTAGTTCCTAAAGACTGCCCTCGTTGTGCTTCCCTTAATGTTGAGGGCGACAGATCCTGTTGGCTCTGCGGTTGGGACTTTACTAATGGATCAAAGATTTGTGACAAGTGTGGCCTAGAGATAAAGGCCGGTAAGAATTGTATCCTTTGTGAGGAGTGGAAGATTGATGAGGAATAAGAAAAGAGGTGACGAAGAACTAGATATTATACCTGAAGGGTGGGGTTATCAGTTTAAGGAGATATGTCACTTGTGTGGCACTCTGTGCGGTGGAACAGAAGGCCAGAGTGTATGGAGAGAGCGTGAAATCCTTGGAGGAAGTCAAGTTATCTGCGGTGAATGTGACGACCGCAAGGCGACCTAGTTATAACGAATATAACGGTATATAAGGCACGCAAAAGCCTGCTAAGTGTATGTGGCACAAGGAGATAAGGCTTGTTTTGAGTGAATATAAGATAAGGGGGGGCTTTAAGGGGGTATGTACGTCATTGACTATGTGTCTAGAAGTACACTGTATGTATACCTTATATATCTTATATTATTATATATCTAGTAGAAAACCTATACGGCATAAGGGTGAACTACTTATAAGGAACCATTATATTCTTTAGAAATCATTATACTGTAGAGTGGAGGGTATGATTTATGGGTGGCAAGATGAGTAGAGAAAAAGGTGCGAGAGGTGAAAGAGAAATCATTGCTTTGCTACAACCTATAGTCACTGATATGTGTGAATCCTTAGATAGACCTGTATTTGAGTTAAGAAGGAATCCAAGTCAACGATTTGCCTCTAAACAATATGATGTGATAGGCTTACCTTGGATTGCCTTAGAAGTAAAGCGGGTAGAGAACTTGAGTGGGTTAGGCAGTTGGTGGAGACAGACATTAGAGGCGACAAAGGATAGGCAGACTCCAGTGCTTGTCTATAGACCTAACCATGTTGCTTGGAAGGTACGGATACGAACCATTGTCGCTGTGGTCAAAGGAGGTCCGCATATTCGAATGACAATGGATTTAGATTGGGATACATTTTTGACTTGGTTTAAGGCAAAGCTTTTTGTAGAGTTGAGTTAATGAAAATCACAAA